CGAGACCTGCACCTGCGCCTGCACCTGCACCTGCACCTGCACCTGCACCTGCACCTGCACCTGCACCTGCACCTGCACCTGCACCTGCACCTGCACCAGCACCTGCACCAGCCGCTGTCCGTTTCAGTCTTCCAGAGCTAGCAAAGCCGCGCATTATCGGTTCATCAACAACGGGCTCCGTGTTTTCTGGAAGTAATCTAGGTCGCGGTCCGCTTGCCGGCAACGGGGCATCGGTAGCATCAGGCTCATCGGCGGGATCTGGTGTAATAGCGGCGCAACCGAAGCCGGCAACGCGTAGACGCCAGCGAAAGGGGCGCCGTAGCACTCGCCGGCGGCTACAATATGGCGGCGGACCTATGGATTACGTTGTATCTCTCTATAGTCTTGCCGATTGTAAGACGGGCAGTTGCATAAAGAAGACGCAGTTTTCAATGGATTCTAATGGATTTACACAGACGCAGGGAGAGTTAGATCTAATTCCATTTTCTCAGCGCGTATCAGCATTTTTAAATATGGAGCCGAAATCCCCACTGGGTACCACGAATATTGATAATAAGTTCAAGATATTCAATCTTAATGACAGTTATGGTATCTTAAATCAATACAAGGAGTCTATTGTAGGCAAGACGAATGATATTACCTCGCCGGCGTTCTATCGTGCGACCTTACTTGCGGCAGGCGCAAACGAGTCTTCCGTAGCAACTCTATTTTGTAACGATGCGTGGACCGGTGTTATGTCAGATACTGTTCCCTATTCTCTGTTACAATCGTTATATTACGATATGGACCAGGATGGCGGACGAATGAGTCCGGCGTTATCAGCCGAGCTTGAGCAGACGGTTTCCCAGTTTTTAGGAAATAATGTTGCGAAACAGGTGGACTCGGCGGCGGCTGATTTTTCGCACGTGGCGTTTGTAGATCCGAAAGAGATTGCGAGCGGATTCTGTAAAGTCAGTGGGGTTATTTCTACAAATCTAGCCCAGCAGAAGAATATACTTACAAACGCCCACCGTGACTTACGTAATTTATACGACGCTCATTTGTCAAATGTTATAAAATTTATCCGTAAGATTCTTACGCTCAAGGAAGTAGGATTTGGAAAGCCTGTAAGCATTCGCGTGAACCCGGTATTTGTTAGCGATCCAAGGGGTGCAGATGTTACTTTAGAAACGCTAATGCGCGAGGCGCGTACATTGCTGAGTGATCATTATCTTCAGGTTGAAGTTATGTATAAGAAGGCAATTACGGATATCGCCGCTTTAAGCGAGGGTGCACTGCCCGCCTCTGCGGCAAATCCGCCGGTTCCCGCGACAAATGGTGTGAGTGTAGCAAAGTCTACAGAAACACGTAATATACTTGCCCGTGGTATACGTGGTGCGCAGAATTCTAATTCTGTAAATTGAACAATAATCATTCTATGATTCTAATTCAAGAACCTGTAGGCGGCGGCGTATCAGGAAACTTATGCATCCTGATTTCGCAGGAAATTTCCCAGAGCTCTTCTATAGTTTTTACAAGAGCCCGGCGGTCAAAGGCAATATGCTCATCAAAGAACATCTTACAGAGACGTTGCGATAAAACACTCAGAACTATATGCGCACCGAGGAGTTCATCTTTGGACATAGTACGCATCATATCTTCAATACAAGCCTGAATTCCGTACATACGAATACTGCCGGTATCGGATTCGGCGACCATTGCCTGCTGCGCCGCGGCAAATTGCGCCATATCGTGATCGTCAAACGGGGGCTGGGGAGGCGGTGGATCCATTCTACACCGTCTAGCATAATCCTATTTTAGACCGTTAATGTAGGAAGGTAATGTCAAGCACGCCGCGGACACTTCGTAATCGTTTAGTGAATGCCAGCCGGCGGGTTGCTCGTACGCTCAAGAGCAGTGTTTGTATGGGAACGAAGCGTATTCGTAACAGCAATGTTGGAACGAATGCGACGCAGTGCGGTAAATTCCAGCGGTTTAAGGAAATTGTTCAAGATTTTGGACGTGATTCAAATCCGCAAGTTGCAGAACTTGTAAGAAATATAAATGGCAACCGTAGACTATTTGAAATCGTTATTACAAAGCCGTACAATCCCGATAATGAGACAGGTGAGCAGTATATAAATCGTATTCAAGGGTTTATTGCACAGGCAAATGGTCTGAAAGAGCAGTTTCAAACCGATGTCGCGTTTCTTCCTCTAACGGAGGATTATGGACAACTCAAGGAGGAGCTCCATTATTTTGTTCCATTTTTGTTCAATTATTACATTCAGAAACTTGAACAACTTATACCGATTGGGATTTCGAACAATAATGTACGGCTCAACTGGAATGGGCGTTCTACGGGATCCCCGTCAAATGCGTCTAATCTAGAAGCTACACTATCAAATAATACTACTCGTAGAAACAGTAATGCCTCATTATCTGTTGGCGAATGGTATCCACGAAAACCGTCCAATCAGATATCAAACTGGAAGGGTGGCAAACGCCAGACTCGCAAACACCGTCGTTAAGCGACCCTTCCACCCATCTGCTTATACACGTCTATAAGGGACTCAAACGGAATCTTGTTCGCCTCGCATATCTCGCGAATCCGCATTTTTCCGTTATAGTGACATACCCATAATCCTGCGGTAAGCATTAGTTTCTTTCCGTAGACGCGAATTGTTTCGTTAAGAATTTGCCCAGTTGTCGGAAGTGGCTTAAAATCCGTATCTATATCGTCTACTTCTTCATAGCATCGTTTTTTAGCACCCTGCTCTACAAATCGGCACAAACCGCCAGATAAATCCTTATATACAACGATTGTTTCAATCCATGTATAATAGTCACAGCCCATATCTCTTCTTTTATCTACGATTGTTTTTAGGTGTACGACGGCGCTGACTACGCCGCCGCTTCGCTTGGCGACGATATGTACGCCGGTATTTTCCACCATTCTGGTTCATAGCAGCATTATTGCCGTTATCAATATCCGCCGCGTTGATAGGATAAATTAGATACTCACCTGCTCTATCGTGACGTATTCGTAAATAAACAGGGTCAGGTCCTTCTCCAGCATATAATGGACGCCAATCCTTATTCACTAATATATTTTGACTGTTTAATACTCCTTCGTAGTTAAAAAAATAATAATCTAAAAATAATCTTTGAAATATGCCAACCATACCGTGGTATTGTCCTAGATTATTAGGATCAGCACTCCATATATGATACATTTGTCCTGGTACAAGGGCGTTAATATCTACCGGAAGCACATTTTCGGGAGGAGGTTTGTAATGTATACCGACGTTGTTATTATTGGGTGCCGCAAACACATGTTGGGCAGCCATTTTAATGGGCTAATATTTATTTAGATCGGCGGGTATATCGTTTCTTTTGTTGGCGTTTGTAGCGACGGGTGCCACCATACGTAGGTGAACCGCCGCCAGGAGAAACCTCACCCGTAAAACTACATTCGTGTAATATACGATTTATGCTACCGAAATTAATCCACTCTAGATTTCATCACGGATCGCCATAATTTCGCACGATCCAAACACGGGGGGCATATAGTTATAGATATGCCACGAGTGGACCCCGCTTTTACCGTACCGCCAGGGCGCCGTCCAACTAGGACGTGCCTCTCCGCCCAAATATCCACTAGACGCAAACAGCAGAGAATCCTTATAGCCTGATCCGATAGATTCTAGAACGTACCGAAACCCGCGGGTGCCGGTGTTGGGTTTGAGTTTGCTGCCGACCAAATATCCGCACCAGATCACTTCAAAAATCCGTTCGTCTCCTGGGATAGAACGCCGCCGAGTATTTGCTACAACAACGACCTTACGTAGTTCTGCTTCTAGATCGGGGCGCTTCTTCGTAATCCAAACATCAATATGGTTGGAGCGATTTATCGGTTTTGTAGACACGATTTGCGCCGGCGGCTTGCCCTCACCCTCATTCATCATCCAACTACGAAACGACATCTGCCACATACCGCTAAACTGCAACCAATCCATTTTCTCACAGCTGATAGAGCCGACAAGCTTATTTGTCTCAGCCATTGCGTAGGTATCCGTCCGCAGTGCCGTACTAAAAAACGGCGTCGTCGCCGTTTCGCGCGCCCAAAGGTGCACTACGGGCAGCTTAGCAGAGGTCCAACAATCCATCATTCCAATCATATAGCCGGCAACCCCACGCGAACGCCACGACTTCGCAATACAAAGCCCCTCAATGACCCGCATTGCACCGTAGTGTAGCATCGCCCCCGTTGACATTTCGGTGTTTCCGCCCGAAAAAGGCGCACTCACAATCGTCGCTACGAGTTTACCCGTGGTGTCAAACGAGCCTAATACGACTACGGATGGGTCTTTCAAATACGCCGAAACCCACGCCGGCTGGGCGTCCATATACCAGTCGTCTCCGCCATAGGACGCCGTCCAAAATGCCGCCAACGCACCTACATCATCAATTGTTAGACGTACAGGAGATGACAGTCCCCCTTGGGTCCCAACGGGACCTTCGGGTGTTTTCGGCTCGGCGGGAGGCTTAAGACGCAAAAACGTCCGTTGGGTACGATCGGTGAACCAAGTGTCAATCCAACGGGGCGCGGCGACAGTTTTTGACCAAAAAGGCATCTTACTCAAATAAAGCACCCAGTCCTTATATGGTTACACGGCACTGAGGGCACTTCCGCTCCCGTTGTCTTGACGCCGCCAAACATGGTCCGCAGTAGACGTGACCACAGTGGGTCATCACAATATTCTCAGTGGTCACGGCGTCGTAGCAGATAGGGCAGGTAATCGGTTTCTCCAGTGCTAAGGACATTTCTAGATGCTGCCGCGCGATATGATAGGCGACGTCTACAGGGGCGGTGAGGACGGGTTCAGCGGCAATACGACGTGGGGCGGGCACAGCCGGCACAGCCACGGGTGCCGGTGCCAGTGTGACTCCGAAACGGGCAAGACGGGCGGCACGAACAGCTTCACGGAAGGCTTCGTATAAGAGGTGATTATTGAGGTCACTGGCAAACCGAAACGGCAACGTATTGGGCGTCACAGGTGAATTCGTATATGTGCTTAGAACCGATGCGTGATTGACAAGCGTAGCACGATGCGTATCACATAGATGGTCGTGCGGCGAGCCTATAGCTGCGCACTGTACGTTTTGGCTAGACGGAATGGCGTAACAGGTTTGTGCCGTATCTGTTTCTAGATTGAGCAATTCATAGAGTTTGATAGCAATAGCCTCTTTACATTTCTGAGTCATCAAGTCTTTATCGTACTTATCATTCTCGGTCTTCACACGTAACTTGAGAGCGTGTTCTGCGGCTTTCGCTTCGGCGTATTCCTTTTCGGTACCAGGTGTCTGTGTAATGGTCATCAGGGCAAATGCCTTGCTAGTTCGGTCCGCCGCCTTCATCAGCGCCGAGGTATTATCGGCGCTCCGTGCCGCCTCTTTTGCCGCCTCTTTTGCGATACTCTGATTATGACTGCCGCATAGTTGTTTACTCGGTATTCCCATCTTTGAAGCACAAGGAAGATAATTTGCGTTGATCGCTTTACACGTTGGCATACTATCCTATTGTCCACCTCCGCTAGCCTCCGTCATTTTTTCTAAACCCCGCCCCCCCCCCCTTGCCCCCGCTTGCCCCCGCTCCGCCTAAAAATTGACCCCTACCCTAGCCCGCCGCTCCAAATCCACCAGCCCATCTAGGATGTCCACCGCAAACACTACCACAAATTCGCCCGTTTTCCTCCCTAGCCAGGTACTAGTACAACCCCCATCACTAATGTTAGGAACCTCAGAAAAGCCAAAGAATCGTTGTAATCACGCCGATTGTAAGGTGAAGTTGCTGCTGAGCGATATGGCGTGTAAGTGCGGCTCGCGTTTCTGTGGAAAGCATAGGTACGCAGAAGAGCATCGGTGCTCTTTTGACTACCGGCAGTCCGCCGCAAAGAATCTTTCAACCAGTCTTGTAAAGTGTGTTGCTACCTCGTTGAAGCAGACTATCTAACAAAACAGAATAGGTACTGGTACTCGTAGCCAATAGGTGTGAGATCAATAAACTGTTTGAAGGTGAAGCCGTTCGCTTCTACTTCGGCGACCACTTCGTCCATTTTGGGCATACGGAGATGGTGGATTTGGCGGCGCATCTTTTTACTATCCTTGAAACGGAACTCCTCGCGGAACTCGGCACGGTTATCGTCCAGCGAAAAATCGGCTTCGTATTCAAACTTATCAAAGGTAACCTTGCTCCGGGTGATACGCTCTTTAGCATATTTTTGTACACTAAAAGCGACAAAGGGCGAGGCGGATTCTAGAATAGGGTCAAACTTATCGCGATTCACGAGGTGAATGACGAGACAGCCTCCAGGTTGGAGCCAGTTGAAGATATTGCGGAACACCTGGTCGCGGTCGCGTAGGTAGTAATAGGTGAAATAGTACATTGTGACAAGATTGAATTCCGAGGCGGCGAATGAGCCGATGTTTTCGGCTTCTTTGACTCGGTAATCGTTCTTAGGGAACTTCTTACGGGCAACAGCGACCATCGCATCTGAGGCGTCCATGCCGATGATCTTGCCGACGCCCTCTTTTCTGAACTCCTCTACATCGCCACCGGTACCAGAGCCAATATCTAGAACTTCAATCGTCTTCGCTTCGGGTCGGTATCCCTTCGCCCAGATGAGGGAGAGACCGACTTCCTGTTTCTGTCGTACGGAGCCGTCTACAATCGTATCGTAGATTTTGGCGTAGAATTTGTCGTAGAGAGTTTCGTTTCCTAGTACGACAATATTGGCTTCGGGCGAGTCATCGGGATTCGCAAACGCCTCTATATCGTCCAATTCGGTGATGCGGTTTCCTGTCATCATCCAGCGAATATAGAGATAGTTCGCCAGGAGTATAGATATAATCACCACCAAAACAATTTGAATGGTATCTAGAGCATCAATCCTGCCATTGAACCACTTGCTGGACATTCCTATTAGATGTTCTCAATTTAGGTGCGTCCGTAACGAGCCACTAGATTTCGCAACTCACTATAAGATATGGAGGTAGGTCCGAAGGCTACAAATAAACATACTCTTTGTGGTTACGCGTGGGGCGATGTGGTGAATTCGCTGATTAAGGCGATTGGTGCGGGCGATATGGTACGCTCCCAGCGTTGGGCGGCAGAGCTCGTATGCTCTGAGCAGGGATTGGGCAAATTAGAAGCCGCCTTAGTTCAGGCGTGGGCAACACACGTGGCGGCGAATAATCCGGCGTGGTGTATGTCGTGGGTTCACGCGGCGACGTATATACGGGCGTTGTGGGCGCGGAGCGGGGAATCTACAAAGGCAATAAGAAATACACCACAGGTGAGACAACACGTAGCGGAAGCTGTTTCTAGCCTAGTTTTGTCGGAAAAAAAGCAGTTGCCGAAGTTGCCTACGGCGGAGGACTGTTTTCGTGATGCGGAGGCGATGCGTACCCGATTCCGAACGGGGCAGGGGGTCGTAGATCAGTTAAGTTGCCGCCGAACGTGGACAGCGGGTATTGAAAGTAATGATCTCAGAATGATTGGCAATGAGTTTGAGGCAGCGTGTAGGGCAAGCAATCTCAATCGGGCGCTGTTTTGGGTCATTTGGTTTATTACCTTGGATGCGCAGACAGAGCAGCCGGCGGTGAAAGAGCGCGGACCGAGCCACCTGACCCCCAAACAACGAAAGAGTGTGCTATGGTTTTTGGTAGATGTGATGAAAGATATGGCAAATGATATTGCATTTTTGTCTACGGACGAGCGGTCAGGTATTTTCAATGTGATAAATATTACTTGGAACAAGCTGGGGGCGAAGGGGCGGCGTGATTGTCTTGCCGCTTTAACGATGATGATTTGCGAGCATATCGCGCGCCGGTCAACGCCGCGGCTGACTACGGGTCCGAATATCCCGTCATATGATGCTGTTAAATCGCAGAATGCGGGTATTGATAATATATACACGGCAATAGCGGAAGAGGCTCGTAAATTTGTGTTAGAAGCGCCGAAGATGAATGGACTGGTAGAGGACGCTGCGTCAAAGGCGGCAGCGAAGATGTCGGCGGTAGATAAGATGGCGCTGGCGTACGCACTTCTTTCGGGATCGGGTGGTAAAAAATAAATGACCTGCCACGCTAGAATGGCGACGCAGCTTTCGTCTACGCCAGTTTTGAATAAGCAGCTTACGGGTCTTTTTGATGGTATGCGCTCCTCGCTATCCAATGTGACCGCTGGGATGCGAACATATACGATTAATACCCCAGACTCTGGATTTCCGTTTTGGGGGATGCTTCTTGTTGCGATTGTAGCAATCGCCGTGGTATCCTGGTTTATACATTATCGTATGTTTCTGGAAACCCCGTATAATATTGCGCGCATTATTCGCGACAATGTGAAGGCGGCGAACCATTATGATTTAAACAATCAGAACCGTAAGGGACTGCCGGATTTATACAATAGTCTCGCCAGCCAGGGCTACGCAGAGGAGAATCTAGGATTTACCAATTTTTACGTGAGTACAGTGAATGCGAGCGGCATTTTCTTCCCTGGGGTGAATGGTGTGGTATCTATTGATGCGGCGCGACTGGCGGTGGCGGGCGGGGCACGGGCGTTCGTATTTGATTTATGGCCGGATATAGAGCCAGGTGGCAACTTTGGACCGACGATTCAGGTAATTGAGGCAAACAGTATGTGGCGGCGTACAACGCTAAATGTCCTGCCGTTTGTGAACGTTCTTCAAACCCTCGTTTCGGAAGCGCTTCAAACAACAACCAATCCCGGTCATCAGGACCCGCTCATACTCTATTTACGTTTCCGTGGCAATCCTCGCCCGTCTACGTTTGACATGACGGCGGATGCGCTTCAGTCGGTAATTACACCGTATCGGATGGACTTAGCGTTTAATAACTGCCGTGGAGCGGATCGTCTCTTCAAGGTTCCGATTGGACAGCTCTTCTCCAAGGTAATTGTCGTATCTAATGTTCGTGGCTCAGGTCGCTTTATGGATTTCGTGAATTTTTCTACAAAAGACGGTATTGGATTGGAGTACCCTGCGGGACAGATTCAGACGATTTCGGGCGATGCGGCATCGCAAGCGAAGAAGAAGATTCTGATGAATCTAACATTTATTGCGCCGTTGAGTGAAGATCCTTTGGCGGAGTCAAACGATTATTCGGTGAATGCTGGGCATGGATTGGGCATTCAGTTTGTTGCAATGAACTTCTGGAGTAAGGGTGTTCAGTTGAAGAACTATATGAAGATGTTTGGCAAATATAGTTTTGCGCTCAAGCCGCGTCCTCTACAATATGTTATTACGCATTTGGAGGCGCCGCGTATGCCGCCGAACTACGATTGGGGTGCTGGCGATTCGGCGGGTACACCGAAGACCCCGCCGGATATCAAACCTCCTGTATAACTCTAAGTTTGCAAAATTTGATAATACTGTTTACAATTTAGAAGATTGTAAACAATGTTTCGTAAACTCTTTCGTATATTTATTGTATCTAGGGAACCGGCACTTCTAGGACGATGGACAATCACCGATATGAAGCAAAATAAGATTAAGATTGATTGGGCAAATGTTGATCATTGTGGTACGTGTAGTTATGAGATACCAAAGAAGAAAACGGATGCGTCAAAGACAACTAAACCAAAGACAAAGTGAGAGCGCCGGCAATAGAATCCAAGTCGTGTGACCGAATGCCAGTCCACCACTGGTGGGTTCCGCACATTGTAGGCACAAAAGCAAATTCGCCAAAAAACCTCGTAGATTCCTCTATAGTTGGCGTTTTGAAATGAAGTTTTTCTACGGCTTCGCTAATAAAACAATCTTGTGCTTTTTGGATAGGAAAATCCTGAGAACATACGTGCTTCATCATAGAGCGTTTGCGGTAAGAGAGACCACCACCACCGGCGGCATCAGGCGCCCACGGCCACTTGGACGCCACATAGTCGTATTCCAGAAGCGACGCCGGTAAAGGCTTCGTCAGATAGGTATCGGTCTCCATCATAAGTAGGTGCTCTTCAAGAAAGAGTTCCCAAAACCGCCATTCTTGTAAAACCGTATTATATTCGGTCTTGCCTTCTTCAGGCGTACCGAGTCCTTTGAAAAATGGAATAATACGAACTGAGGATAACTGCGATCCCGCGCACGCTTTAACATACGCCTCGTTGACATCGCTACAGACGACGGTGATTGCCCAACCACGAGCGTAGTAGGCGGCGTTTTGTAGACAGAAACGGAGATTGGGGTGAAGGCGTCGTTCAACAATAACCACGGTCTTATTCCCATTGTTAGGAATTACAGAGTTGTCCCAGTACCGTTGGAATTCAGCACCGTAGCGGTGGTTAAGGGTGCCAAAGATGTAGGGCTCTAGCTCCATACGGCAACTATGTAAGAATTCAGGCTCATCTTTGAATTTACGTTTGGCAATCTGCTCAAAAGCGGTATGAATGAGTACAGCGTCGTATTTGATAGACATTCTATCCTATACGAATTAAGTTTGGTTTAGATTAGCGACGCCCCCTTGTAGTCCGCCGACGCCTTAGAGTTTTACGCTTACGTGCCGCTGCAGCGTTTGATCTACGCGGTAGCATACACTGAGCATCAGATGCTTCAACGAAGAAAGGTGTCACTCCTTCTTCGCCTTCGCCGTCGCCTCCGTGCTGTCTGCGACCACGGCGCCGTGTACCGCCCCGCTGTTGGAATTTACGATTGTAATTATTTCTATAGACGTCGTAAATTTGCCGGTAACGGGCTTTATTCTCCGCTGTGACTTCAGGATAATCAGCAGCATTTGTATCCAAACGAGTAAGAATGGCTTGAATCTCTTGCGGGTGAATTTTGGCATCGCAAGTAGGATAGTTCCAGCACATACCAATATCCCCTCCTCGCCCCTGTCTATATTCATCGTTACGAGATTGTAATAGATTAAACAAACCTTCTAGCCCAATGTATTCATCCGCATGAGTATTGACTTCACCGTTTTGGCGCCGATGTATAAATTGAATCGCTGGTCTTACCGTATCCATAGTTGTAACATCATCACCTTCAGGAAGAACAATGGGGAGCAACACATCCCCAGCGGCACCATTCCGAGGCACATTAGGATAAACAAGATTATTATTTTCTGGAGGCACGGGCGGACGATTAGGAAAGGCGGTCGTAGGAATATTAAATCGCCTTTCGGTAAGCAGGGTTTGTAAATGGGCTCTTAGCATAGGGTCAATATTAAGGGGAGAATTCCACACCTGGTCTATCATATATTTCTTAGCAGCCTCCAATGTTATTCTACCAATCTGGGCTTTGAGAATATTTGCCACTTCACGGATTTTTTGGAAACGGATGAATTTCTCTAGAAGCATACCACCGCCGTAGGCGGTACAGTCGTTTGAGAACGGCGAGGCGCCACCACCAGGACGAATCAAATCGGTACGAGGACCCTCAGCCGGTCCAAGGGCGTGATGAGCAGGGACAATATCTTCAGGATGATCAACACGCTGGTGCTCTTGGCACACTCGACCGCACAACGTACACCACCATAACTCATTAAATCTATCCTTATATTTATTATATAAGTCTACAGAATACGGTGTTTGTAAGTTAGGGCATTGATGATGCATAAACATACAGCCGTCTTCACGGCGGACATAGGATAAGCATACAGGACAGCAAGAGAAATTCTTCGCTTCCATACCTTCCTCAGAAAAAATTGTATCCATAAGCGTTACATCGCTTTGGGCAAACCCCTGCCACATTGGTATTGCTTCCGCCCCTCCAAACCACGCTCCATATGCTTCACGCCCAAGAATATGATGGATTTCTGTAAGGGCGAGTGTTTTATTACAGTCCCGCCAATAGCAGGGAATTGCGTCTTTGGGAAACCTTTTATGGCGGCGTAAATGATCCATGAGTTTTACCTGAGAAATACCGGCGGTTAATGGGTGGTTATGAATATCATAGACTAATGCACCTGCCTCAGCATAGTCTGTAGCAATTTCTACCTTTCGTAAAATGTTTTTAGCAAGGTGCCCTAAATATATATTATAAACTTCTGGTTCCATAAATAGACTTCTAAGAGCCCAGTCATTACGGTCAAACGGTATATCACCTTTATTCTTATATAAAATTGTTCCTAATGTAAATCCATCGGTGATTTTAATTCTAAGACCTTCTTCCCTATTTTCTTCCCTATTTGAATATTTTATAGGAAGCATTTGATATTCTAAAAATTTATTCATGGCAAGGGCGAACGCGCGTACGCCGTCCGCCTGCCACGCAACATCAGGTACCACGGTTGACATAAATTCGGCTGCCAACGCTTGTCTATTTTCTACATTTTCGTAATCTTCGGAGTCGTAGCCGGTATCTTTAAAATTTTCCCAAAAACTATCTAATGGCATAACGTGCCAACGACCAAATCCTTTTGTTATTAACTGTATTCCTGTAGCACTGATGGCGCTTAGATGTGGTAAATTTTGAGCAAGGGGAATTAATACATTTTTAGTAGGTAACATATTGTCCGCAATAGAAGGAAGATAACTTTTCACAGTTCTAAATGTTGTGGCTGAACCTGATAGCCACGCCGTGGCGACCGAGGCAAACCAACGATTCCAAAATTCGGGCTTTGTTTTACGAATGCGAAATTGATTCTTATCTTTTGCACATGCGCCCTGGTCCGTTGGCAAAACGTCGAATGTCTCTCTAGCCCCCTCAACGGAGATACTAAAACCACGTTTCATGTATTTGTCCATGCGCTTACGAATATACTGATTACCACGCATTAGCGCAACAACATATTCAGACTGAAGAGTTGCCCTTTTATCGCGAATATCTTGGGGATGACTTGCGTATACGTGAGCCCCGTCATACCAGATTTGGCAAATTGTTAAATCAAAATTAGTGACAACCTGTTGGACGCTACGGCGGTGACGAACCGACATAATATCTGTAGGATTATCCTCATTCTGGTCGGTAAATGTATGAACTCGGCGAATACCGTTTTTTCGTAGAAACGACTCGCAGTAACTACTGGCGGGTAAAACTTTATACCGTCCATTTTCTAAAAGCCCTCCTTCACCCGTGTAGAGTCCGTCAATCAGTCGGGGGGTCATACGGACCGGTACATAAATATCTAGATCATTAACTTCGGGTGATCTGCGTGGATTGTTTCCTCGTAAACCACGAACATCGGCATTCCAGGGCGACGCGGCGCGTAGGATTGAACCGCCGGCAATGACAGCACCGGTCTCCAAAAGCAGGGCATTCACACGATCCATATTATCGGCGCCAAACTTGCCGGCAAGCATAGTACGTACAGGCTCTAGCCATTCGGCAACTTCCTCAAACGGCTTGACAGCGGGCTGAGCATCTTGAACCGCCGGTACGGGTACGGGCGGTGCAACAATCATCGGCATTTGACTCCTTACTTTATGTAAATATTTGATTCCCAAGAAAACCTGAATACCCGGTAGGTAAATGAGCACCTACACGCCGTATAAGCCCCATCATCACGATGCCGTTAAACGGCTTGGTGAAGAGACATTTGACAATACCTATATACACGAATTCCGTGCCACCGTACGGGACGCCGATCCAAAATCAATTGTTGTCCTCAACAAACGCCAAATCGTAGGCTTTGCCTTACTGAGACATACAAGAATGTTTCGGTATTTGGATACCATAGAACTCGCCTACTTGGTCGTCCATCCCGAGTTTCAGGGGCAACATATTGGATCAACTCTATTAAAAAAAGTAAAAGAGTTAAGCCCTAACGTCATATTAGAGGTTGCCTATGACAATCCAGCCGCCGAGCGGTTATACCGTCGCCACGGATTTGAAACGTGGCGGCACCTCTATACTAAAGCAAACGGCGGATACCTACTCGGCTGGTCTAAACAGCGGAACGAACTGATGCCTCGGCTACGGTCACATCAATCTCAACCAGCGGATGGAATAGTGGCTCTGTAGAGGACGGGTTGCCGGCGAAACGGTAACAGGCGTATCCGCCGTTTTCCGTGGAGTTCAACTCGCAATCCACCGCCGATTTCTTCATAACGTCCAAAATGGAATCGCTTAGATGCTTCTTGGACATTAACAGCCGAAAGATAGACTGGTCCGTCGTATCACCGCCGTCAATATTCGTAATTGTCTCGTCTACTAACCTTTCTTTCACCTGACGATCCGAAAATTTCATCACGTAGGTGAAAATATCTACGTTGCGCTCATCGGGCGGCAAGTCCATATGCGAGCAGATACGAATCGCACGACCCTTCACCTGGTCAAGACGGACGTAGTTCCAGTATGGCTCCATAATGTGGACCTGGCGAACATTGGCAAGCGAGATACCCTCGGCACCTGACTGGGTAATCATGATGACTTTTATAATTTCGCCGTGTAAATTCGTCTCCGCTCCAAACAGCTCTTTCACCTGCGAAGCAAGCGTGCCAGGTACGCGACCCCATTTGCCGTTGAAAATCGCCAGCAGAATGTTGCGCTTATCGCGCTCTTCGTCGCCGGTATACGTGATGTAGCGTAAACCCGCACCAGCGCCGGCAGCAATCGTTTCAGGCGACAGCGCCCAGTCGCCGAGCGGCGTCTTTATAATATCAAACTTCGTATACTTTTGTTGGAATTCCAGGGCAACTGAAAATAGACCCACACCCTCTAGCGTCTTGAAATTGGAATAAACGAGAACCGGTCCCTTGGATAGCACCACACGGTCAAGAATTGCCTGGAATTTAGGGGAGATAGTGGACAATGCCTCGGGCGAAAAATATGTAGCGGCATTACTGCGTAGCATTGCAACGGCAGCAGTGAGTGCTTCGGCGTACGTAGCAGGCGGCAACGCTTTTGCCGCATTTTCGGCAACACCGGCGGCGGCAGCCGTCTCTTCGGCGGCAGTCGGCGTGCCAGCGGCATCCTCGCTGGTCATTTCGGCACGCTCACCCGCTTCCGCCTCCTCAGCAATCTTCTCCACCTCGGTTACTTCGTTTTCGGAATTGAGAACGCCGTCGTCGGTGACGACCGTTTGTTTCTTGGCGCCGATCATTTTGAGGACGTCGCGGTAATCGGCGGGAATAGGGCGTTCGTAGTCGGCGGGGAAGACGAAGTTACAGGCGGCACGCGAGAAAATCTTGAATGTAGAGTTAATATTCTTTGAAATCTGGGAATAGACGCTTTCGGCACCAGGTTTCTTCTCCTTACGCGCACGCACCTCTTTGTCTATTTCGGGTTTCCGCTGCTCGGTATATTTCTTGAGTTGTAGGTCGCTCATATCTAGCATCACGATTTCGTCGCGATTTACAGTCGCCATCAGGTCTGCCTTACCACCCTTGTAATACGAAATGAGTCCAGATAGGCGAGCCATTAGGGGTAGAGCAAGTCGCGGCTTCACTTCCAACTTATCAGTATCAATGAAGAGTTCACGGAACTGCTTTTCGGTATCGGGCAGACGTGACACCGATTTGAATGTGACGGCGGCAAAGGAGGTGATGCCCGCAGTGGCGAGGGACGCTTTTACGCGCTCAAACCACGCTTCTACGTTGCGCTCACGGTTGACTTCGTCGGTCATCGCCGCCATCGCCTCGTCACGAATGAAGCCACGGAACGTTCCTGTTGTAGGATCTACGACTTTACGGCAGCCACTGGGTACGGGGGTGATACGGATGGTGGAGGCGGAGATTTCGGGGCGGGGGACCACTTCGGCAAAATCCACTTCTGGATGGGCATCAAGCAATTTCTTAATCTGCACCCGCTTATCCAAACCGGATGTATTCACTTCTACCATACGAATGTCACCAGCGAGCACATTGGATAAGATAGCGATCTCTTGGGCGAAGTTGATGATAGGTGTCGCAGAGAGTGCGATGATTTTACAGCCGACGGCGGAGGTAAGCATACGATACAGCAGGTAGGAAATACGGTACTTCTTGCCGACCGAGCAGAATTTGGGGATGTATTGGACAAGGTCACGGGGCTCGTCCTTATAGGTCTGTTCCAACGCCGAGTTGTTAATGGTACGAATCAAATTGTGAACCTCTTCAATAATAATCGTCGCACCGTCAAACATTGTGGGGTGATTACACGCCCAATCGCGAACCTGGCGTTCTAACAAGCCGTTGTAGTGGATGAACTGGATGCGGTAGTCCATATGGTCAACGATCTGTTCGGTGATTTCACGGCGCTGCTCGGGTCGCAGCGAATCAAAGTTGGGCTTTTTGGCACGCGCGGGATCGGGCACCCAACCACCGCGCCGTTTGCGAATGGAGCCCAACGGCAGACCTACTACTTTTGTTAGAAAGTCCAGATCGGCAGAGGGCGCCTTGACGGAGGGGACCGCAACAAATGTCCAGTAGTTATTAGTACGGAAAACGAACGGACCGCATTTAGTGATTTCATCACGGTAGTTGGGGGACAATGAGGCGGGGGTCATTACGTAGACGGGCTTCTGTCCTGCCTGCCACAGGGCTTCTAAGCCGGCAATAGAGGTACAGGTCTTACCGGAGCCGAGACCGTGGTAGACGAGGACGCCACGATAGGGTGAGGGGCGTTGAATATAGTCGCGGACAAATTGCTGGTAGGCAAATGCTTTCACTTGGGTTTTGGAGGCGGCAGCGGCTTCAGCGCACGCATTGGGGTTGAGAATTTCGGAGATTGCGGGGAGTTTATAACGGCGATACGCTTCAATAATGAACGGTTTGAATGCACGGCGATTGGCGGGCATAAATGCGTCTGGTGTGACTTTAACTTGGCGTTGGTCGGTTTTTTCAACGAGACGTGCGGCAAGACTGGTGAGATCATCGGATGGCGGAGGTGCCATACGGACAGTGGGCAATGTTGGTAAAGAAGGAGTTGGTTCAAGGAAATCAACCATTGGTTGGGCGGGTGCTGCGGGTGCTGCGGGCGCTACTTCTTCTGTTTCGTCTGTGGCAGTCTTAGTACGAGTTGCACGGACAGTTTTGGGTTTTACTACTTTAGGTGTTGCCTCAACCGGTACAACGTCGCCTAGACCGCCAGGTGCGCCGCTCACTCCAACGCCGGTCCCCATTACAGTTTCCGCCATTTCAGCGGGCGCAGCAACTGTCAAAGATTCTTGTAGCTCGTATATAGATGGCGGTGGATCGGCTTTACGAATCTTTGCAGCAGCAATAGGAGATACAAACCGGGGCGGACCTCTTGGTCCTTGAGGACCTCTTGGTCCTTCAGGACCCTTTGATGACATAGTATATCCTTAACTTATTTCATTAAAATAAAAACAAAGATATGACTAGGATGGAACGGAAGCCACTGGAGCGGAAGAATAGTGCAATATTTAAGATGAATGCGGCGGTAACACAATCTCCCGCAACAGGGCAATCACCAACTATGCCGGCGCCAAGTTTGGATTTACGAAAAAGTTATGGTACAAATTGGACAAAATCCAATGTATCTGTGTTGTTTGAGTGGGTTACAATTGCGGCATATAATATACGTTGTCTAGAATTAGCCATCACACATTATCGTAGAAAAATACGAGCCAATACAATTCTTGGCATAGTTTTATCTACTTTGTCAGGAACCATAGCAACCGCTCAAGCCGGTTTTCCAAATAGTGTTGGCGTAAATCTCACTATAATACTTAATACAATATTCATCGTTATGAGTTTCAGTATAGCAATTATGACAGGATATATTAAAATTTATCAAATTCAAGAAAATCTTGAATTGAATATTAAGGCAAAACAAGATTGGATTTCGTTTAGTGCAGATATTGCTTCGGAACTTCAATTACCAATTGAACTTCGTAAGGATGCTTTATGGATGATTATAAAGAATAAAAATATTTATCTTGATTTGCTCAAAACGAATTTAGAAATACCGGTTTGTATTACTAGACAAGCCCAAAAAGATTTGAAAACGGAAACAAAATTAAATATGGATGTATCTAGTTTGCCGCGAATTTTAATGGATATAGCTATACAAGAGATGCGTGATATTAGTATTGATGTGAAAGAAGATCGTATTAGTTCTGTTGTACAAAAACAATTAACGCATTTGGTGACACAACCAACAGACGCTGCTGCTTGGAAATCAAAAACACAATTGGATGCTATTTTGGAAGCGGATGAAAAAGCGGATAGTAGTTTAGGAAGTGTAAAAGACGTTCATCAAGTTGTGACGTTGGATATGAGCGGATCGCCTACTCATCCTCATTTGGAAGTACGCCCAACTTGATGAGCGCACGACGACTCGCCTCCTGCTCGGCGACCTTCTTATTTCGTGCGACTGCTGTAGCAACAATTGAACCATCGGGTGCCAATACACCCATTGTGAATGTACGGTCGTGTAGGGGTCCTTCCACGAGTACCTCCTTGTACTTAGGAGGTGAGTGGTAGGTCGCCTGATAATGTTTGAGTAGCTGGTCTTTGAAGTTATTATCTTCGCTGATGAGTGCAACAAAGTCTATCTGGGTTTCAAACAAGTTGATGAGCCAAGTGCGGACGCGCATAAATGCCGCACCAGGATTCTGCTCCACCAGGTCTAGATACATCGCGCCGGTCCAGGCTTCTAGCATACTGCCGAGGATGCGGAGATTATGGCGACCATTGCAGACATCTTCTACGTGGCGGCTGAGGACGATCCACTTTTGGAATCCGATTTTGAGAGCAAGCTCGCCGAGTTGCTTGTTATTCACTAGGCGAGTGCGAAGCCGCGTTAGGAATCCTTCGTCCTGGTCGGGGTAGCGCTCGTGTAGATAGAGAGCGATAACGCAGCCGAGCAGTGAATCGCCGACGAACTCAATTGCTTCGTTGTCGGCAGAGGCGAGCGGCATACATCCTTCGGGTCGTGGGGCGACAATAACAGGTTCGCCGGCGTCCTTGCCGCTGGTGACGGGTCCTTCGGGTCGGTCTACGTAGGAACTGTGAATACAGGCTTGGCGAAAGAGTTCCCAACGGCGGGGTTTATCCTTGATGCCGTAGGCACGGAGAATGGCAAGAATCTCAGCATCCGGTATGCGCCGGTTAGTGAGATTCCAGGGATTGTAGATCTTGGGCTCCTCGGGTGCCGCCATAACGACAAGGTGTGGTGAAGAGGGGTCGCTCATAGTGCTATATCTATCAACGACGTTTTGACTTTAAACGGTTCATTTTTCTTGTGTTTTTCGCCTTCTGCTGCCGCCGACGCCGTGTGCCGCCAACCGCAGATGGAGCTGCTGCTGCTGCTGCTGCTGCTGCTACTTTCTTTGGACGGGTCAAGTAATATGCACCGAGTGCGAGCGGTACGGGACCAACGGGACCCGTGGCAATTCCTTTCGCAACGCCGAGCAGTCCGTCCTTACTTGCCGCATACGTAAAAAAATCGGGGTGGCGGATTTTTAAATAGTAATACATTCCGCCGAAGGCATTCCAGATACTTTCAGTATCATCCCAGCAGGCGGGCATACTTTTGCCGAGCGTAACAGCACCGAAACCCTGTAACATACGACCACCTCTGGGATCGCGCATATATGTTGGAATATCTCGGCAACGGCAGAGGATGGGGACGCCGTCTATGGATTCGGGTGGCGTGAACACCTGACCGCCAAAGTCGGATTTTGTAAACTGTTTACGGTAGGGTCCCCATACTTCACCGGGATATCCAGGTAAGGAGAATGCGTATTTTAAATTATTATCAGTTTCAAACTGTGGAACTACGTTTCCAAGTGGTTTTTTCACGACCTCTGGTCCTGATACAATAGGATCGGTTGCCCAGCGATAACCGGTTTTTATATCAGAAACATAGTGACCTTTTGCTGCTGGTTCGGTTTGTTGTTCTTTGTGTGCTGAAGTAAAATTACTTGATGACTGTCCCATTCCTACTATGTGCTGTCATATATTTCCGCCCGTAAGTCTTTGTTAAGCCAATCGTCGTGCGAGCCTGCATCAAAATCGTAAATGATATCGGT